ATAAGAAGATCCTGACCTACTCAGTCGTTCAACTGCATCTTGATCTATATCCCAATCGCTTTCGTTTGCAAAGGAAACTCTAGCAGCATTGCACACGGAAAGATCACTTCCCATGTAATCAACCAGAGCGACATGTCCTTTGTCCAAGACTTTCTTTATAATTTTGTCCATTGATTCAACCTAACCTTTGCTTCTAATCCACTGAATGTGTTTTCGTCTATGATCTTCTGTATCTGCTTCTTGGTGTATCCACCCAGAATCATGTCATTGATGTCTTTGTATCGCATCGTCTCTGGAAATATACAGATGTTCTTTCCTTTGTCAATGAGTTTCTCGTTCAGTTTTACGATCTGCTCGTTTCTTGGCTCGTTGTCTAAAACATATACTCCGGGTGTTGCTCTTAGATGCGGAGGAATGTTGTCTATACCAGAAGCACCAACCATCGCGATGCAGTTGTCGAGAAAAAGACTATCAAGTGGTCCTTCGACAATGTAAATCTTCTTGTTTGGATCGGCTCTCCACTGTCCAAACCAAAGTTTGTCCTGAAGCCCCTCGCTCTTGATTGTGATGTATCGAAGAAACTTCTTGCTATTTTCTTTTGAGCCTTCAGCACTACCTCTCACGGAATTGATGTTCAAGGATCTTCCTTGTGCAGCAACCATGTTGCCTTCTCGATCAAAGAAGGGAATGACGATTCTCGGCTCTGCACCACACTCTGCTCTGGTTTGTGTGAGTTCCCTAGAGAACCTACCAAAGTCTTCTGTGAAGTATAGAAGACTCTGCTTGTCTTTCGGAATCATTCTCATCTTGGCAAACATTCTAGCCGGGTGTTTGGAATCCAAATCTAACAGCGGCTTCAAGTGCTTTGACTTGACAACTTCCTTGCGTTTCTTTCTGAACATCTCTTCTGTTCCTGTTGATTTTATTTGTGGTCTTCTTGGTTTTGGGTCTCGCTTGCTTCTATACCTTTCCAACTGGTATTCTGTTTTTAGACTCGGTGAGTGTATCTCCAAAAACCGATAGAGAGACATTGACACGGCACAATTGTGACACTTGTAGTAATATGATCCCTTTGATTCATAGAAGAAACCTCGACACTTGTTCTTGTTCTTCTGTGAGTCACCGCATATCGGACAACGACAGTTAGCCAAATTCTCCTTCTTCCAACTGAACTTATCTAGTGTTCCTGAAAGAAAGTTGACGAACTTTTTGTCGATCCATACTTCGCTCATTATCATCGGTTCTTTCTTCGCTTGCGAATCTCTCTAAAGGTATTGTTCCAATGATCTCGTCTCCACTTCTCATACCACATTCTATACTCTTCTTGCCACTCTCTTGAATACTTTTCTGGTGTCTTTCTGTAATCGTTGTCGTTTCTCTTCATGCTGAGCCTTTCATACTTTTAGGTTTCGAATCTTGTTCCGATTCGAAGCAAACTTTTCATCATAGTTTCTACCGTCAAACCCAACTCCACAAGACATATCTGTTTCTTCTTGATTGCTGCCTTGTAGATTGACTGTGGAGTTATCCACATCAGCCAACTTCATCTTTCCTCGGTTGATTCCGAGAACGAATTTCTTGTTCTTGAAGACATCATTGTATCTGTTCTTCAATTGCTTGACAAGAATTTGTCCTTGTTCCTCCAACTCTTCTGTGGTGATCAAAGCAAACATGAAGTCTGCTGTTGCAGGAAGACCAAAAGACTCGGAAGTATCTTCCAAACCAACATCGCTGTTGGCAAATCCACTTCTGTTCGTTTGTGTTGCCGAGAAAATTGGAATGTCCTTCTCTACGGCTAACCCTCTTAGTTCTTCGGCAATCGCTTTGATCATTGTGTATGAGTTTACGTTGTTGCCATTCTTAAATCGACTGGACACACAGATGTTCAGGTAGTCGATGAATATCACATCAGGAACAAAGTTTTTCTTCAGTTTCAGTTCTTCTAGAAGTGTTCTGAAGTGCTGCACGTTTGCGGTTGCAGTTGGATACTCTTTGACAATCATCTTTGATTGAATGTTCTTGGTGACTCTCTGTATCTTCTTCTCATACGATGACTTCGGTAATATCTTGAGATCATCCAAGGTGATGTCCATCAGGTTTGCATCGATTCTTTCAGCGATTCTTTCTTCGGACATCTCACATGTTATGTAAAGAACATTCTTGTTTGCAGCATAGCAAGCAGCGGCATGATGACACATGAAGAGAGACTTACCTACACCAGTGCCAGCAAGAATGATGTTGAGAGTCTTGTTGGGAACACCGCCATTGGTGATTGTGTTGAAGAACTCAAGATCAAATGGAATCTTGGTTTCGACTCTGTGGTAGAAGTCAAACCGAGAATCGGCATCTCCCTCGTAATCGTGTCCGATGTGTTCGTCAAACGAAACGGCAAGAGCATTCGATAAAATCTCTGGAAGAGCATTCTTGGTCTTCGTTTTAGACTTACCATCAATGATCTCAATGGACTCTAGAATTGCATTGTATATCGCTCTGTCTTTGCAGAAGTTTTCTGTCTTGTCTATCAACCAAACCGGATCTGCTTTTTCGGTTGGGTGAGAGATCTGATCAACAAGCGTGATGCATTCAGTGTAATCTTGCTCGCTTAGATTCGACTTCTCATCGATGGTGATGGACAAAACTTCTTTGGTTGGAGTTGCGTTGTATTTGCTCAGATGATCTCGTATCATCTCAAATACGGTTCGATCTACTCTAGACTTAAAGTATTCTCCTTGCAGAAAGGGAAGCACCTTTCTCGCATACTCCTCGTTAGCCATCAGATTTCTTAGGATAATTTTTTCAGTCGTTTCCACCAGTGAACTCCACATCGTCAATATTGTTTTCGAGAATGTCAACGAGTATATCACCAAGAGTGTTTTCAAGCAAGTTCATTTTTGCTGTTGTCTTGGGCATCTTTCCTTTGACTACCGAAAAATCGAATGCGAGTCCTGCTCCATTTCTGGTTTCTCTTATACCAACCTTTCCAAAGGCGACGACCATGTTTCTGAAAGGCTTCTTTAAGAGTTTGACTGCTGTTTCTCCGGTGTTTTTACCTTCCACTATTTCATACGTCTTCATTCTCTATCCTTAGAATATTATACTTCTCCCACAAATGACTAAACTGCACTTTGTTTAATTTTAGACCAAGGTGTTCTGATTTTCCAAGATAAGTTCCAAGTGATTTTTGTGAAGGTAACTTGATAATCTTACCATCGGTGAAAGTGACTCGTATTGGTTTACTTTTAATTTGACCTAGTGTTTTCTTTGTTTTTTCAGTGTGTTTTTTCCCATAAAAAGAGTTTTTAGGTCCGGTTTTTCTTTTTTGGGCAGCACTCATTTTTTCCTTGGCTTCTTTTGTGTGTGTTTTTCCATAAAAAGGATTATCCGATCCATAGTATCTTTTCCCATAGGAAGGGTTGTTTTTACCTGAAATCAATTCTGATATACGAATTCTACTTCTTTCATATAGACCAGAATTGTATCTTTTCCCTGTCCTCGAACGACGCATACCATGTAAAGCAAAGCACATTTTTCTTTTATCTTTTCGAGAAGAAACCATTCTAATAAGAAGAAGATGACAGATGTAGTGTTCTTTTGCTGTGAGTTTTACTTCATTGTCGCGGGTTCTTTTCCCACCCATTGATTTTGGAATTATGTGGTGGTTTTCGGTATATTGGTTTACTAGCACTCTATTCTTTGCTCTATCAATTATTTTATAATACACTTCAGTATATTTGTTTTGTTCAAACATAGCATTGTCTCCAATACTATGTATAAATTTTGTATTTTAGTCCGAGTCCGTAGGGTTGTCATCTACGATAGCAGAACCATATCGAAACTTCTTTTTACAAAGAGTTTCAATCTTCTCCATCACCTCATCGGTAAAATACTTTTTGGGTTCACGGTAGATTGCCTTTTCGTACACCTTGGAGCCATCCGACACTTGAATTCTTGTTCCTAGTTTCTCAAAAACACCACATTCGATTGCAAGATCAACCAATCCATAATAAGGATCAAGACCAGAATCATAGTTTAAGATAACATCCACCATTGCATTTTCTTTTGTCAGACGAGACTTGTAGAGTTTGCAGTGAATGATATTACCAATAACTTCTGTTCCTTCTTTGACCTTTTTCTTTGATAGAAAAACAATTGTTGATGCTGCATATTTCAGCCCAGATCCTCCAGCAAGTTCTTTTTGAGGGAACATGGAACCAATCACATCGTATGTGTGATTCGTCATAATCATTGGAACACCAACAGAACCCAACTTGAGTGTTAGCGTTCTAAATGTTGCCTTGATGACTTGCGCCCGAGTCATATCTCTTGTGGTTTTGCCCTCGGCTGTGTCTGCCATTTCCTTCTCGGTTGAGAGCATACCAAGAGAATCCAGAACGATAAGCATCGGCTTTCTGTCCTT